CGATGGCAAGACAGTTAAACCAGCAAACGAAGGGGTTATTGAATTTGACAGATTTACCGACGTTTTAGCCGTTTGGGAAGTCGCAAATACACCCGTGGTGGAAATAATCGCCCCCGACGTTGCACCAGGCTAAATTTAGTAGTACATTGTTACTGTATCGGTTCAGTAAACCGAGGATTCTAAGGAATCATGTCAAATGAGTGAAGAAGTCCAAAACTTAGCGGAAGTACCTGATGCACCCGCGCCAGAACAAGAGGCCACGGCGGCCCCTGAATCTGAAGAAACACAAGCGCCGGAAGTAGAGGCAGAGGCAGGCAAGAGCTTCACACAAGAAGAACTTGACGCCATTGTCAGCAAACGACTTGCAAGAGAACAGCGAAAGTGGGAAAGAGAAACGCGCGCGCGACAGGCCGGACAGCCTATCAGCCCGAAAGAAGTGCCCCCTGTTGACCAGTTTGAGTCTGTAGAAGCCTACGCGCAAGCGTTAGGCGAACGCAAAGCTCAAGAAATTATGCAGCAAAGGCAGTTCCAAGAGCAGCAAACGCAGGTCTTAGAAGCCTACCACGACCGTGAGGAAGAAGCGCGAGGCAAGTATGACGATTTTGAACAAGTCGCCTACAACCCAAACGTTCCAATCACGACCGTGATGGCCGAAACCATCCGCGCCTCAGACGTTGGCCCCGACGTAGCATACTACTTAGGGTCTAATCTGAAAGAGGCCGCCCGGATTTCCAAACTAGCGCCCTATCAGCAAGCCAAAGAATTGGGAAAGCTAGAAGCCAAATTGGCCGATAGCCCGCCCGTTAAAAAAACGTCGAGTGCTCCTGCGCCGATTTCGCCCGTTACCGCACGCGGTAGCACCGGTAAGGTCTTAGATACAACAGACCCACGCTCAATCAAAGAGATGAGCACATCTGATTGGATCGAAGCCGAACGGCAGCGGCAAGTCAAAAAGTGGGAAGCTCAACGAAACCGCTAAGTCCATTTATAATCGGGAAAGTTTTTAGAATTGCATCTTTGACGAAAAGTAGTTGGGTGAATACCAGCTACCCTTGCAGCAGCAGCAACAGACGGATAGGTAATGTTTTGAAATTTACACGGCGTTTTAGGGCAGACAACACTAAGGATTTCGGCTTTTCTACGCCGAGTATCTTCCGTGTCTTTAAAGCCAGTTCTAAAATCTCGCAATTTTTGCCGCGTAATTTCACTTCTAGCGTATTTTCCATTAAGCCCTTTGTGCCGTTCAGCCATGTGCTCTTTCCGGCTTACGCACTCAAGGTTTTCCGCTCTGTTGTCAGTCTTAACGCCGTTAATGTGGTGGACGTCTTTAGTTGGGCCAAAATCATCCAGCCAACACGCCGCCACAACTCGGTGCATAAGTCGGCGCCGCCCAAGCGACAAATAACCCATAGTGTGGCTGGTAGGTGTGTAAGGGTGCAATTGTCTAAGAACTTTCCCGCAACGCGAAACAGCGTAAAGATGGTCAAAGATTCGATATTCGATTCCGTCCATCGTAAAGTTTTTCATGTTGGCTCCTTGAGCATTGTAGATAGGGCATCTTACTTCTGATATAAAGGAATGTCAAATGAGTAACAGTATCTTAACTATCGACATGATTACCCGTAAGTGTCTTGAGATTCTTGAGAACAACTTGGTAATCACCCGTAACGTCAATCGCCAGTACGACGACTCGTTCGCCGTCCAAGGCGCAAAGATTGGCTCAACCCTGCGTATCCGCCTGCCCGACCGCGCGTTGGTGTCTAACGGTGCCGCCCTGCAAGTTCAGGACGACAACGAGCAAAACACCACCTTGACTGTTGATAGCCAGAAGCACATCGGCATCAACTTTACGACCGAAGAATTGACAATGCAGCTGGACGACTTTGCTGAGCGCGTGCTAAAGCCACGTATTAGCCAGTTGGCCTCAAGCGTTGACGCTGACGTAGCTAACTCATTTAAACTTATCGGCAACACAGTCGGCACACCAGGCACTACACCTTCAACCTCATTGGTTTTGTTGCAAGCTCAGCAAAAGCTGAACGAAAACGCTGCCATGATGTCACCACGTTACGCCACGGTTAACCCCGCTGCTAACGCTGGGCTAGTCGAAGGCTTGAAAGGTTTGTTCAACCCAACGGAAACCATTTCCCGTCAGTTTAAAAACGGCATGATGGGCGTAGGCGTGTTGGGTTACGAAGAAATCAACATGAGCCAGTCGATTAAACAGTTTACAACCGGCACCCGTACCGCTACCGGCGGCACAACTTCAGCCGCTGTGACTGTTGAAGGCGCAGCCACCATCTCTATTACCGGTGCCGGCGCTACCGGCACTGTTAAGGCCGGTGACGTCTTTACCGTTGCAGGTTGCTTTTCTGTTAACCCACAGACCCGTGAATCAACTGGTTCGTTGTTTCAGTTCGTGGCTGTGACTGACGTTACGCTAAGTGGCGCAGGCGCAGGAGACATCACGGTCGCCGCGATGTATTCGGCCGATCAAGCCCTCGCTACTGTCAATGTTCTGCCAGCTACCGGCGCTGCGATTGTTTTTGTTGGCGCAGCTGGTGTCCAGTATCCACAGAACTTGGTCTACCATAAAGATGCGATCACGTTTGCTACCGCTGACTTGGTTATGCCACAAGGTGTGGACATGGCTTCACGTCAAGTGCACAACGGCATTTCGATGCGTATTGTTCGTCAGTACGACATCAACAATGACCGTATGCCTTGCCGTGTTGACGTGCTTTACGGCTTTAGCGTAATTCGTCCGCAAATGGCTGTCCGTATGTGGGGCTAAACAGGCTGGGGGCTTAGGCCCCCGCTTGTTGTTTTAACTTATTCGGAAAGGAAATATCATGACGTATCAAACTTCTGACGGCAACGTCGCTGAGGAAAAGTCGCTAGGCGGTAACGTTTTGCTCTCTGACACGGGCGCAGGGTTGTACTTTCTTAGCATAGCGGTTACTGCTGGTACAACAACCACAACTGCTGCTGCGGGTTCTATCGGTGTGACCACCAACGCCACTGGCTTGGGTGATCTGTTTATCTCCGACGGTTCGGTTTGGCAATTCGCCGCTGTGGCCTAAATGTGATTAGGGCGGGCGCTAAGGCGCCCGCCCGATAGGATACCTATGGCAGTTATCTACCTAAAACACAAAGTGCACGGCGCTAAAGTAGCAAGTTCCCGCGAAGAAGCTGACGCTGACATCCGTAACGGTTGGGAAGAATTTGACCCTACGACACCTAAAGTTGCGCCTGTTGTTGCACAAGTTCCTTCCCAAAAAGACCCTGAAACGCCTATACTTAACGCATTGCAACCCCGTCGCGGGCGCGCGCGTAAACAATAGGAGCTCGCATGGCTACCGCCGGGGATATTATTAATGGGTCGCTTAGATTAATTGGGCAGCTTGCCGAGAGCGAAGTGCCCTCAGCAGCCGCAGCGCAAGACTCACTAGACGCCATGAACCAGATGATTGAAAGCTGGAACACGGAACGCTTGGCGGTTTACGCAACACAAACGCAAATCTTTACTTGGCCAATAAACGTTGTGACCCGCACGCTTGGGCCTACGGGCGATTTTGTAGGTGTGCGGCCGGTTAAGATTGACGATTCAACGTTTTTTAAAGACGGGTCTTCGGGCTTGTCTTTTGGCGTTAAGTTAATCAATCAAGAGCAGTACAACGGCATTGCGCTAAAGTCCGCAACAAGCTCATACCCCGAAGTGATGTTTGTCAACGAAACGTATCCTAACGTTGAGATGACAATCTTTCCCGCGCCCACAAAACTTCTGGAATGGCACATTGTTTCGGTGTTAGCGCTTACCCAGCCCGCAGATATCGCTACTAGCTTGGCGTTTCCGCCAGGGTATTTGCGGGCGTTTCGCTACAACTTGGCGTGTGAGCTAGCGCCTGAGTTTGGCGTTGAGCCAAGCCCACAGGTGCAACGCATCGCCATGACAAGCAAGCGCAATTTGAAGCGCATCAACAATCCTGGCGACATCATGTCCATGCCATTCCCGTTAATGGGGCGGCGCCAAAGATACAACATATTCGCTAACAATCTCTAATGAAAACGCCGATACTCGGAAGTTCTTATGTAGCTCGGTCGGTCAACGCGGCAGACGCTAGAATGATTAACTTGTTCCCTGAAGTTATCCCCGAAGGCGGTAAAGAGCCCGCGTTCTTGCAACGCGCACCAGGGCTAGAATTTCTACAAACCGTAGGCACTGGGCCTATTCGTGCATTGTGGTCTAGCCAAACAAACGCCGGTACTTTTTATGTT